TGAATCTTAAAAAAAAGGTTCATATTTTATTACACTTGATATACTGTACGCATATCCAGTGTTTTGCGTAAGGGAGGATTAATGAAGGATTTTCTTGCGGTAGCGGTTCGTTTGCAACGTATTGAATTACTTACTAGAACCTTAGTAAATGATTTGTATAGTCAGGAGGATAAAGAGATGGCAGGAATGTGGATTGCAGAGTTAGCTACGAACATGGCAGACGAGGTGAAAGCTAAGGTTCGTGAAACTAACAGCCCCTCGCCGGGGCTGTGAATCAGGCGGCAGTGTTCGTCTGTAAGAGTTCTAAAGCGATCTGCTTTTGAAGCGGTGACATTGAAGAGATAACTTGCTGAAGCAGTAAATCGCCTTTCTTAGCGCTAGGGCTAAGGGTATGCGAAAAGGTGAGGTTCATTACAAATGTATGACCGCATTCAACGTCTGAACAACTGCAATAGATATCTGCCAGCTCTTTGTGCTTCCGATTGGTTTTACGAATCACAGCTTTTGAACCGCACTCTGGGCACTCAATTTTTAACACGCGCATATTTGCGGCTCCGGCGTTGTAAGTTTGCCTGGATTTTATCCGATTACGCCTCATGCCGCATCCTTGTTCTTTGATTGCTGGGCAAATTTCAGGTGAAGGTGTTCCGGTACTTCCGGATCACCGTTCACCGCCATCATGAGGCGGCGCTGAAGTGGTGCCACCTCGTTTTTCTTATAGGTGGCTTCCACCTTTTCCGGGTCACCCAGGCCGGAAGTATTCTGCGGAATAATCCCCGCAAGGCCAGCCGGAAAGCGGTGCGCGTTCAGCACGTCCTGCGCGCTGATGTTCTTCACGTTGGCAAATTCATCTTTCGCGCCAATGTCACCCATCTGGATAAACTGCACGCCTTCCTTATCGCCGCCGGGGATATTCACCAGAATAGTGCTGAAGTTGCCGATCCCCTTGCTGTTGGCCAGCTGCTGCTCAATCTCTTCTTCAACTTCATCCGTCATGTTCGGGTCCGTGGTGTAGAGAATGCCGCCGGTGTGCGCGCCGTTGTGATAGTAGCGGCGGCGGAAAATCACCGCTTCGCTGTTGAGCAGGGCTGAGTGAATGCCGCCGATATAATCCGGCAGGCCGTAAATCTGCTGCTGCGGGTCATACATCCGGATAAAAATCACATCCTCTTCAGCGTAAACCAGCGGTTCACCCTGCTGCAGCACCACAAATTCACCGTCCCTGCGGCGGCGCATATACAGGCCGGGCATGGGTTCCAGGGCAACCACGTCGCCCCAGCCGTTGCGGATTTTTACAAGCCCCAGATCCCCGAACGTCAGCAAATCCATCGCGCCAGCTTCAAGGCTGTCAAACGTCAGACCGCCGCCCAGATAATCCGACAGCACCATGTTTTTGCGCGCGTGCAGAATGCCACCATGCTGGCCATTGAGGTTTACCAGCTGCGCCAGCGCAAGGCGGTCAATCGGCAGACTGTAGTGATCAAAATCGTTGTCATACCAGACGTCGCGGTAATCGGTGCCGGTGGTCAGTACCGGTTCAGGCTTGCCGAAGCGCAGCACGGACATTTTGCGCTTACCTGCCGCCTGCTGTGCGCCGCTGGCGCGTTGCTTATATCGTTTTTTCATGCTGCCTTCTGAAACTTCCATTTGGATTTAGGTTTGTGCTCGTAGTTGAGCGGCTCATTGTCCAGCCCGTGCATAATTGCCCAGGCAGCCTCTGCGTGGCCGGTTTCTGCCGTGCGATCAGCGACGAAGGTCACCGCGCTGCCTGATTTCGTGACGGCGCGCCGGATGGACATAAACGACGCGGCAACCTCTTTCAGATCCGCATCCCATTCAATGCGTCCGCTTTCAATGACGTCTGCCGCTTTTAGTACCAGGCGATTTTTAGTGCTCAGGTCGTAGCGGATAGGTTTCAGCACGCGCATGGCAAAGGGGTGGATGTTGTCGTATACGCCCTGGCCGATGCCGGTCACGTCTACGCCCAGATAGGTGAAGTTGTACCGGGCAAAGAGTTTTTTGATCTCGCTGGCCTGATGGCGGAAGTTCATGCCGCGCCAGTTGATGATGGCCAGCACGCGGAACTTCTCACCGGCCAGCACCGGCGGGGCCATAATCACGAAGGTGGACAGGTCGCCGGAGCGGGCAGGGTCATAACCGCCCCAGACCGGACGATCGCCAAACGGGCGGCGCGCTTTCGGGTCGTGGTCCTGCCAGAACGTGATATCCGTGCCGCATTTTTCCAGGTCGGAAAAGCTGAATACCGCGTCCTTACTGTCGACGAACACGCACATGTACAGCATATCGAAAGTGTCTTTGCTGTAGCGGTTGCGCAGCTTGTCGATGCTGGCGAGGTTGAAGCCGTTGGCAATGGCGTCTTCCATCGTGATGACGTAGCGCCACTGGCCATCGGGGCAGAGGCGTCCGCCGTCGCGCATGGCGTTAAACGTGGGGAACACCACGGCGGCGCGCTTTTTGCTGCCTTTTTTCCATTCTTCGCCGGTCCAGAACGGGTAAGCCTGGTGCGTTTTGGCTGACGGCGTTGAAAAGTAGGTGGTGCGCCATTTGTCGTGTGTGGCCATCGCAGAGGCCACTTCATTCAGCCGCGCGAAGTTTGGAACCCAGAAATATTCGTCACAGTAGAGGTGGCCGCTGTATGACTGTGCCGTATTTTTGTTTGTAGACAGAAATCGCAGCTCTGCGCCATTGCTCAGGCGGATAGGGTTGCCGGTCAGCGTGATGCCGAAATATTCCTGTGCAATGTTGACGATATATGAACGGAAAACCTCAGCCTGCGCACGCGAAGCGGAAAGGAAAATCTGCGGATCACCGGTCAGCACAGCGTTTTCAAACGCCTCAAAAGCAAAATACCAGGTTGCGCCGATCTGGCGGCTTTTGAGGATGTTACGCACCTGCTGGCTGATGTTCAGGCGAAGGTGTTTCTGGTAGCCGAACAGATGTTCTTCAGCCCATGCGTTCAGGTCGTCGTCCGTCAGTCCGGACACGTCATTTTTGTTGTATTTACGCTTACCACGCGGCTGGTCGCTTTCCTCATCGTTGCCGCCGCCAGTGGATGCCGGGCGCGCGGCGGCCAGTTTCTCTTTATGTTTGTTGTGCTGCGCGCGCAGCTTTACCGCATGGGCAATCAGCTGATCCAGTTCTTTCAGTTCCAGTTCTGTTTTGCCATCGCGCCCGGTCAGCAGCTGGATGCGGCGCTCTATCGCATCTTCCGTGCTTTCATGACTGAGCATATCTGCCCAGCCTTCCTTTTCCGCCCAGTAGTAAATAATCCGCGCATTCGGCAGATTTAATTCACTGGCAATTTCCTTCGGCGTATACCGCCTTAAATACAGGGCGCGCGCGACGCCGCGTAATTCATCACTGTATTTAGCCATCCGATATTTTCATTCCTTTATGTGTCTGATGGCTATTATGCCGGTGAGAAGTAAATAAAAATCCCGCTTTGATTCTTTATGGTTCGTCTAATTGCCTTTATCCGAACACAGCAGAATTTGTCAGGGTGCGGCAGGCGTTTAATTCATTAATAATGGCTCTGCTGTTACGGAGGGCAGGAAAATATATGTCGCAGTTATGCACTGACTGGCTGTGTATTGCCACCGAGGGAGATACGGTTGACCGCCGGGAATTAAAACGGGAATGGTTGATTGATGCTGCTGAAACATATGACCCTGAATTATACGCCGCACTTATTTGGCCGGAGCATGAACGCGATTACGGAAATGGGGGCTGCGTAAAACAGGTGATGTGGCAGGAAGGTGATGACGGGCTGGTAAGGCTTTACGCAAAAATCAGCCCGAACATGAGCCTGATTGAAGCCAATAAACGCGATCAGCTTCTTTATTTTTCGGTAGAACTGACCGAAGACGGAAACTTTCGCGGCACAGGGCGCAGCTATCTCGAAGGGCTGGCGGCAACGGACTCGCCTGCCAGCGTGGGCACTTCACGTATGCGCTTTAGCCAGCGCAAAAAAATCAAACCCGGCTGCTATCGCTATAGGTTTGGCCGGAATGGAAAAGTGGAACAGGAAACAAAAATGAAAAACTGGCAAAAGCTGTTTGGCATTCAGCCTAAAAAATTCGCTGAAGATGACGTGAATACTGACGCGCCTGAAGACAGCGACAAATTACAGGCGCTGGCTGAAGCCCTGAATAATCTGGAAGGCCGTGTGTCTGCAATTGAAACGCAACTGGCTTCCACGCAGGAAGATGTGGATACCATTGCTGAGGTGGTGGATACGCAGGAATTTGCAACGCTGCGTGAAAATATCGGGGCAGTCATTAAAAACTTTGGAAAGCTGGATAACAAGATTACGCAGCTGCCGAAGCGTAAGCCCGGCGATAAGCAGGAAAGCCGCAAATTTAAATTCATCTAATTTCACCTTCGTCAGGGAAGTTTCTATAAGTCGCATTATTTGCGAGAGGGTTATTTATGAAGTTAAACAAACGCGCACTGGCATTCATTGACGCTTTCTCTGCCGGTCTGGCAGAGCATTACGGCGTGACGAATCCGGCCCGCGCATTCAGCCTCACCGATCCGCAGGAAACCAGCCTTCGCGCTGCGCTGCTGGAGTCCGTGGAGTTTCTTGATCTGATCACTATTGCGGATGTGGACCAGCTAAGTGGTCAGGTGGTTCAGGTCGGTAAATCTGGATTACATACCGGGCGCGTGGCTGGCGGGCGTTTTCGTCGCAAAGTCGGTGTGGACGGTAACGATTACAAGCTGGTTGAAACGGATTCATGCGCCGAACTTCAGTGGGATTTGCTGTCGCTGTGGGCAAACGCCGGTGATGAAGGTGAGTTTTTCCAGATGGTGCAGACGTTTTCCAATCAGGCGTTCGCGCTGGACATGCTGCGTATTGGCTTCAACGGCAAAGAGGTGGCGACGACAACCGATCCGGAGAAAAACCCGAACGGTGAAGACGTGAATATCGGCTGGCATCAGCGCATGAAGAGCTTCAAAGACGGATTCCAGATTATGACCGATGCGGTCAGCCTGGACGATGCCGGTGATTATCGCTCGCTGGATGCGATGGCCTCTGACCTGATTAACGCCAAAATTCCGGCGCAGTTCCGTAACGATCCGCGTCTGGTGGTGCTGGTCGGGGCCGATCTGGTCGCGGCGGAGCAATACCGCCTGTATCAGAAGGCGGACAAGCCCACGGAGAAAATCGCCGCGCAGATGCTGGGCAGCACCATTGCCGGGCGCACCGCGATTATTCCGCCGTTTATGCCGGGCAAGCGCATGGTGGTCACGCCACTGTCAAACCTGCATATCTACACGCAGCGCGGTACGCGCCAACGTAAGGCGGAGTTTGTGGAAGACCGCAAACAGTACGAAAACAAGTACCTGCGCAATGAGGGTTACGCCGTTGAAGAGCCGGAGTTGTACGCGGCCATTGACGAAAACGCAGTGACCATCGGCAAGGTGACCGAACCGGCAGAGGGTTAAATATGAGTCTTTCACCCGCACAGCGACACAGCCAGCGCGTGACCATGCAGCAGCAGCAGGCGCGGCTTGAGGAAGTGAACACCACGGCCAGCCTTCACCTGCAGATGCAGGAAATCATGGAAGACGTGGCGGTATTACGCAGCCTCGGTACAACGGCAGATCGCGTAGAGATGAAGCGTGATGTTCTGCTGCCGAAGTGGATGCCCACGGTAGAAAGCTATCTCGAAC